AAACCATTAGAGTGGTTAAGATTATCACCAGCAATACAAAAGGCAACGGGGTTACCCGGATTCCCCATTGGATACACATCACTTGCTCGTGGTTTTAGTAATACGGGTAAATCTACTGCTGTTTGTGAAGCAGCGGTTGCATCACAGAAAATGGGTAGAATGCCAGTGCTTATAGATACCGAGGGTAATTTAAGTAGAAATCGTTTGGAAATGATGGGTTTTGATTGGAAAGGTAATTTTATTGAAATAGATAATACTTTCCTACTGAAAAAATTCGGACAGGTTCAAGATAAAAACAGGACAGAGGCAGCTATTGAAGATTTAGCTATTGCAATTAAATTTTTACTTAAGGAGCAGGAAAACGGTAGCCTACCAATAGGTTTGGATTTCATTATCGATTCAATTGGAACGTTAGATTGTATTGCGACAATAAATGCTATTGAAAAAGATACTACTTCAAATAATATGTGGAATGCACATGCATATGAAAAAGTGTTTAAATATTTATTGAATAACACTATTCCAAGTAGCAGAAAAGAGAATCGTGAACACACAAATTCAATTATAGCTGTTCAGAAGATTTGGATTGATAATATGGGTGCTGGTGTAGTTAAACATAAGGGTGGAGAAGCGTTTTTCTTTGGTGCAAGACTAATATTTCATTTTGGTGGTATCGCAGCACACGGGACATCGATTGTTAAAGCAACAAGTAAAAAAAGAAGTGTTGCTTATGGTGTAGACACTAAAGTTAGTATAGCCAAGAATCATATCGATGGACCTCTTGGGGGTATTTCACTTGAGGGTAAAATTATGTCAATGCCACAAGGGTTTATTTTTGAAGAAGATTTGGATGATTATAAAAAGGATAATATTTTATATTTCAGAAATATTCTTGAAGATGACACATTGGATGTCGGTGATATCAATGATGAATATGAAAAGTCTAAGGGGGGAATTAATGTTTCTGATTTTGTTGGTGGTATTGAATAATGAATCGTAAACCAAGAGGATATTGGACTAAAGAGCGTTGTCTCGATGAGGCTATTAAATATAAATACAGAGTTGATTTTAGACAACGTTCCCACAAAGCATATGATGCAGCAAAAAAGAAAGGTTGGTTAGATTCCATTTGTAAACACATGTCACCGAAAGGCAATAAATATAATAGAATTGTTTATGTTTATGAATTCACTGATAATCATGCATATGTTGGTTTAACGTATGACATGAAAACCAGAATTCGTATTAGAGAAAACAATCAGAATGATTCTGTAACTAAACACATTAATAAAACCGGATTAAATCCTGAGTTGAAAATATTATCAGAATTAATACCTGTGGAAAAAGCAATAATTTATGAAAATATTTATTATCATAAATATAAATGTGATGGTTGGAACATGTTAAATCGGGTTAAAACAGGGAGCATTGGGAGTTCAATGAAATGGACAAAAGATAAATGTTTAAAACAGATAAAAAAATGTGGTTCCAGAACTGAATTTTATCGGAAAGCGGGTTTAGTTCAAGCGATAAAACGTAATGGTTGGCTGGATGAAATGTTGGCTCATATACCCTTAAAACGAATTTCCAATGGTTATTATACCAAAGAAAAATGTATTGAATTGCTACGGAATTGTAAAAGTAGTGATGAAATGAAAAAAACTAATCATAGTGCCTATGTTATAGCGTGCAAAAAGAATTGGTTGATTGATATACAAAATATTATAAAGTAAATGAAAATCAGAACATTATTGGTCGATGGTGAGAATTTATTGAAGCGTTCATTTCATGGTGCAATGGAAGTACAAACCAAAGCGGGGTATGTTGGAGCACTATATTCGTTTTTAACAACAATTAGGAAATTAATAAGAGAATATAAAATCAATAAAGTTGTTTTGGTTTGGGATGGTGAGAACGGCGGTGTTTTTCGTTATCAAATTGATTCGAACTATAAAGCCAATAGAAAATCCAAGAAATGGTACGATAAAATTGAATTGACTGACGCTGAAATCAGAAAGGAAAAAGATAAAGAGGAATCGATTCTCAAACAACGACAACGAATTAAAGCATATGCTGAAGAACTGTTTCTAAGACAAATCGAAGCCGATGATGTGGAAGCCGATGATATCATTGCTCAATATTGTCTTGACCATAATAACAAAGAAGAAATATTTTTATTTTCAAATGACAGGGATTTCGCACAACTACTGGATTTAAATATCACAATTATATTTCCAAATATCCAGCAACTCGTAACCAAGACCAATTATATGATGCATTTCGACCATCATTACAGCAATGCACTGATTATGAAAATTATATGTGGTGATGCCTCAGATAACATCAAGGGTGTTGGTGGTCTGAAAGACAAGGGTCTCGTCAAGTTATTCCCTGAACTCAGATTTAAAACCATGACAGTTAGGGAAATTTGTCGAAGAGCAGATGAAATAAATGCGGAACGCATTGCTAATAAGAAAAAACCTCTGAAAGCACTCGAAAATATAGTGAACAACGTACCGAGACTCAGAACCAATTTCAAGCTCGTTAACCTGAGAGAACCGATGTTGACAGAGGAAGCCAGAGAAGAAATACAGCAGCTTGAAATACCATTGAGTCCCGAAAACCGTGGAAGTAAAAATCTTTATAAATTGATGCTTGAAGACGGCTTTCTCTCGATATATGGAAGTAGTTTCCCTCAATACGTTGAACCTTTTTATACCGTAATAATGAATGAAAAGCAGTTACTTACAGAGTATTATAGAAAACATAAAGATAATATGTAAAAATGCTTTCATTTTAACACCATTATCTCTATATTTGTGAATAGTATTAACTTAAAAAATAATAAAATGTACGAGAAGGAAAATAGTAATGTATTTAGGTTTTCGCTGAGTCAGGGGAATATTGTAAATAATGAGTTTCGGTCAGAAATGTTGTTATGCGAAGCAATATTTGATGCCGACCAATTCAATCCCTTTACAAGATATTCAATCGATATAAGGGAAGTATTACCACGAGCTATAACCAAGATACAAAAAACATTATCGAGAAGAAGTTATGATGTTGTTGCCGAAGTCGGAAACGACCAGTCATACGACCTTTTTACGTATCGTCAGAAAATAATTGGTAGTTATTCGAAGCGATACAGGAATTCCATGCGTTACAATCCAGAATCCGTTATACAACAAATTGAAGAGAAAACGATTCGAGGCGTTCCATGTAAAATCGGATTATATATTAATGAAAATCCGATAGTGGAACGTGAATTCTTTGTTGATGGATTTAATCCAGTTGCTTTAATTTCTGTTGACATAGTAAATGTCGTTGTTGAAATCACCAACACTATTGAGGCGAAAATCAAACGAGACGACATTAGGAATATGTGGGATGACTACGATTTAATTAACTACAGAGGCTTATCAATCAATCAAATCAGAGAACTCCATCCAGCTAAACGAGCGGAAATGCTCAGAAGGTTAAGAAGAAATTAATTGCGTATACATAGGGGCGGGAATGACATTAATTGGCTCTAATCTAAGTGTCTACGTAGTTATTTCTGTTCCTTATTATTTGGAGTATAAAGATGAATGAAAACACAGAAAACACATTAACGGCATATCTCGGTCCTGAATTTCAACAACGCCTCATGTGGCAGTTATTGGTTGAACCAGAATTTGCTGAAAAAATAATCCCAGACTTAGCTGTAGAATACTTTGATGACCCTAACTTAAAAAGGTTGTTCATTATTATTATGGAGTATTATGGGGAATATGAAAAAGTTCCGAATCTCCAGAATAAAAGTATTCATCAAGCAATTAATGAATACAAGACACCGAATAATCAAATCGAGGAAGAATCTTTGTTCTCGGTTATTAAACGTATTGAATTCTGGAATCAGAGAATCATTAATAAACAAATGCTTTATGACGGTGATGCCGTTCAGAAATCAACCAAATGGTTCATCAAACAACAGGAGTATAGAAAGCTGGCAGAAAAAATTATTGGTGACGTAAAAACTGGTGATATCAGAAGCAAATATGTTGTTACCGAAATCGAGGAAAAATTTCAGAAAATCAGTCATATCGGTGATGAGGAAGACGATAGTGAATCAGTACTTGAAGGCATCTCCAAAGCACTTCGCAAGGAATTCAGAGAGACTATACCAACGGGTATCGAAGCCATTGATGTGCTAACTGGTGGTGGTTTGGGAAAAGGCGAAATGGGAATAATTTTAGCACCAAGCGGTGTTGGAAAGACTACGGCACTCACAAAAATCGCAAACACCGCATATGATTGTGATAAGAATGTGGCTCAGATTATCTTTGAGGATACCATTGACCAGATTAAACGTAAACATTATGTTATATGGGCAGATTCATCTCATACACAAATTAATGAAGACGATGATGAAAGAGAAAGAGTAGATAAAGTTGCCCATGAAAAGGGTAGGGCAATGCAGGGTAAAGGCAATCTCATTGTTAAAAAGTTTAGTCAGGAAGACACTACGATTAAAGACATCAAGAACTGGATGCTTGCCCATGAAAAGAAATTCGGATATAAGTTTGATATACTGGTTCTCGATTATCTCGATGTTTTGGAAAGCCACAAAAGGTCTCCCGATAGACATGAAGCCGAACTCGCAGTCGTTAAGGGATTCGAAGCACTTGCTTCAGATTTAGATATCCCAGCATGGACTGCGATTCAAAGTAATCGTTCAGGTATAGGTTCAGAATTCGTTGAAGCACAACAAACTGGAGGTAACATTAAGAGAATGCAGAAAGCGCATTTCTTCATGTCAATAGCTAAAACCCCAGCACAACAGGAAGCGAATTTCGCCAATATCAGGATAATTAAAGCCAGATTTGCGAAGGACGGTCAACTATTTGAGGACTGCGTTTTCAATAATGACACCATGAAAATCATTATTGATGACCCAAGATACAGACACACTAAGACCTACAAGAATCTCAAACATTACGATGAGAAGGATATTGAGAATCTTGAAAAGAAAGCCGATAAACTTAAAACCACGTCTGAGGGCAGGATTCATGCGGAAATCAGTATACGACAAGACGAATTGAAGAAAATCGGTAGCGATGGGATAAATGATTTCTTACGTCAGAATTCCATGCCCGAAGAAAGCGAATCACCGCCTGAAAAAAACGAAGGTATAAGTGATGCTGTGACAGATGATGTTCTTGAACTCGATGGCGATATAACAATTAGCAGTGAACCGATACAACCACTTACTGTTGGAGATGTTAAAGATATGAAGTTATTGGATTTCACAGGTGAGACCGAAACAATTGGTGAAACAGTGGAAGAGGTAAGTGATACTGTAAATGAGATAGTAAAACCACCTGAAAAAACAGTGGAATTGTCAGAATTTAAACCACCTAGCATGACTGTTGTTGAACCACCACAAGTAAAGCATGAAAAAAAGCTGGATATCGATGATGTTGAGAAAAAGTTAACAATAGACCCCGATGAACCAGAAGGGAACCATAAGAGTCTATATGATATGCTTGTGAAAAAACGTGATTATCAAAACGTTAAACAAAAAGAATAAATTTTTTTATAAAAAAATGTAACTTTTTAGGTTTTACTTCGTATTTATTTTCACCCTGTATTCTGTAAATTTTTATATTTTTTTTTAAAAACATTTGGTAATTAGAAAAACATGTTATATATTTGCAGAGTCTTTAGGGACAAACGTACTTTGAAAAGATTAAAGATATGACCTAAGAATTCGATAAGATAGGGAAAGAATTCCGAAATTGGATGAACATGAAAATGGCTGGCAAACCGATAACTTTGAAACCTACAAGTGCCTCACATAACCGCAATGTCCAATAGGTCACCACATAAAAAAAAGGAAACTGGTTGTTATTCATACAATTAGCTTAGTTGGATAGAGGGCTTGCATTTCAAACATAAAGTCGGTGGTTCAAATCCGATTTTGGGTAAACAATAACAAACGAAATATCCTTTTTAAATCATATTGCGGGATGGTGTAACTGGTAACACGGGTGGCTCATAACCATCAGACAGTAAATGCTTGTGGAGGTTCGAGTCCTTCTCCCGCTAAGTAGTTGAAATTAAATCACCTGCACGTGGTAACTACTGCACACATATTATATGTGACTAAGAATTTAATGGGTTCATTGAGTTATTTATCAATCGAGCGTAAAACCCACAGGTCGTTTCGCCTGTGGGATGTAAGCGATATATTAAATTATTTTACAAAATGCTTGACATTTCGTATAAAATGTATTATATTTGCAGTATGAAAATGATTCATCGGACATACCAATTTGAATTAACGCCTACTCAAGAGCAGAAAACGCTGTTGGATAAGCACTTTGGATGTATCCGCTATGTTTACAATCATTTTTTAAATGACAAGCAAATCGTTAAAATTAAACGCTGGTATCCATCATCAAAAACGTGTTGTGAATGTGGTTGGATAAATCAAGACTTAAACCTTTCAATTAGAGAATGGACTTGCAAGAATGGACACGTTTTAGACCGTGACTTAAACGCTGCAAAGAACATTCTTAAAGAAGGATTAAAAATAATATCGGGTGGAACGCTCGATTACACTGATGGAGATGGTGTCAGCCTTAGCGATAAGCAACTATCTGTGAAGTCAGAAGCCCAACCCATCGGCTCTGCCGTGGGTGGGTAGTTCACTACAACGCTTGCTTTACGATTCATGAAGGGCAAGAGTCGATAGCTTACAGAGACAAAAGTCACCATTACAACGACTTAAGCATCTTTGAGTTTTTGCAACTAATCACATTGAAATAGCTATGTTACTACATTATTCAGTCCGATTTGAAGGCGAAGAGATGAAGGGTTACTTTTGTCTGTGAAACAGGAAGCCCAACCCATCGGCTCTGCCGTGGGTGGGTAGTTCACATATTGGAAGAAAGGGAACAAAAAACAAATGCATTCCAGGACTTCAAAGACCTGGCAATCTTATTCACCGAAAAAACGGATGATCCGCAAGCCGCCGGGCATTCACTTCCGGTTCCATACGGATGTATTTCCAGAATGATTTTTCACTACTCCACCCGCCTAATAGCATTATATCGCTGGCCTCCATTCCGGACATAAGCATATTGGTTGCGGCACTACGCCGGGCGGTGTGAGTGGTGATTAATTCCCATTTCTCGTAATATTTCTCAACTTCTCTTCCTTTTTCGGTTCTAATAATTTCCTCTGGCTTATTAATCTTAGCCATTTTGCATATCTCCTTGATGTGTTTATTTATCTTTTGTTCCGAAAGACTTTCACTTAAATCAATTCCGCTCTCCAATATCTCTTTAATTAGCGGATGAAGTGGGATAATCACGTCCCTGTTTTTTCTTCCTTTAGAGCGCTTTTTAGGCTTTATTTTAATGAACCCGTCTCTTACATTCACTTCACTTAAACGCTTAAAATCTGACACCCTGAGAAGCGTATATGCCCCTATTAAGAAACGCGCCCTAACCTTCTCCATACTTTCCTTTTTCCTTTTAAGATTATGAGCGTATATCTTAGGGTGTTCTTTTTTTATTAATTCATCCGTGATCTCAAGATCATAAATAGTTTTGAGTTCTTCCAGCGACAAATAAACGGTGTCGGCCTCCTCTGATTCAATCTTAAATTCAGGATGCTTATGCCCGCTATGGGAGTGGATGCCATCTAACGTAGAGGTATTCATGAAGCGCTTAATGTTCTTTATGATGCTTCCAAAATAGTTCCTGGTGTCGTATTTGGCATAAAACCATTGCTTAAAATCCCGATAGAAAAATATGTTTATATCCGCGAATTTAAGCTGACGCCCTCGGTCTCTTTCATACTCCTCTATTTTATGGAGAGTTGTGATGTATTTTTTGTAGGTCGATAATGCTTTTTCTTCCTTAATGGTCTCAGCATAGTCTCGGATGTAATCAGCAAACAGAGGTTCCCCCTCCGAGGTCTCTTCTAATTCGCCCTGTAATTTAAGACGTAGCCTCTCATTAGTAGGGGTAATTCCTTTAATTTTATACCCGTTGAGTGCTTGTTTAATGTCTGATTCCATCATTCTTAATCGGTCATTAATAAATGGGCCATCCGGGAAACTCCTTCCAGGGGAGCAACGTTGATTTGATTTACGCCAAAACTTTGTCGGCGTCGATTCTCCGGTAGGAATTTTGTAACGGTTGCCCTTAAACCTAAAGATAGCAATAACGGCAGAATTCTCCCTCTGTGGATACTTCAAATAAAACATAGTCGTAGTTTTTGTCTTTGCAACTATGCAAATATACGAAATATTCTACGTAAACACCAAATGGGGGAACGCTTTTTTCTCTCTCGGACAACTTGAATAGGCGCCAAAACCCCTAATTTTGTTGCAGGAAGCCTAATTCTATATGGGTGAACGTGCCCCTGTTCTGGGCACAAAGAAGCCAGATATTAGCCGGCCCTTTGAGTTGTACCCCATTTAAGACCGCAAAGAGTTAATTGCTTTTGAAATACCGATTTGCGTTGCTTGATTATTGTCTTTCAATACATCGCAAAGCAAGGCTATAT